GAATAGGATAATAGCTCCACGAACAGCTTCGCCATTTCCTATTATGCTTACATCTATTACATTTGCTATTCCTACAAGTGCAAAAATAGCAAACTTTTTTAATATTCCTGATGAGCCAATTTTACTGCTTATTTTCTTTTCTACGACTGCCAACATTATTCCAGTGGCATAATCTATTATTACAAAAATTATCAAAGCGCATAATAGACCGTCGAACCCACCAAGAAACCATCCGATAAACCCACCTAAAAGAGCCGAAAATACAGAGATTCCATTAAAAATTTTACTATCCATAATTCCCCTTTTTGTATTTAACTTATTTTTTTAGCTATCCCATACGATTTACTTTCTACAATTGTGTTACTCGCATGTGCTGTATATTGTCCTCGCCTGAGTGTTACTGTTCCTGTAGCTCCTAGCACTTGTATTATAGCTTTTTCAGTTATATTTACATATTCAGTAGATACACCATATCCGATGCCTAAAGATGTTGATACTCTTCTAGCTTGCATTGTTGTGTCGTCTGCGTCGGTTACAGCTCTTGCAGGCCCTGAACAACTTCTAAATGTTATTTCTGTACAATTAGTTAGACTCCAATCAGTCTTAAAATCTGGAGTATCACTTGCAGCATTATATACACCTAGATTAAACTCAACCTCCCAAAGTCCTGTTGGAAGCACTAGGAATAGTTCTGGGTCGGCGGTATAGGCAGTATCATTATTTATAGTACTAGCTGTTTGTTTTACGGCTATATAGGTGTTTTTTTCGGGTAATCTATGTCCAGGTGTTGAGCTTATCAAAAAATCTGTTAATAGCCCATAACTACTAGTTCCAGCACTTCCAAGATAAATATAACCAACACTATCATCAGCAATCGTAGTTTCTTTTGTTAAGATTTTTAAAGATTCTTTATTTGTATTTAATATTACTTTTATAGAGTCTCCATCTTTTTCAAAATATAATTCAACTCTTTCATTCAAAAGCAAATTGACAGATAATGCCGAAGTCTGACTTGCTAATACTCCACCTTGGACAACATCTAAGTATAATACATTCGCTGATATATAAGCCTCTGCGTAATTATTTGCGTCTACGTGCCATACTATCGAAGGTATATAACCAGCTTTTTTGCAGAAAAATTCCCACTTTGAAATAAAACTAGTATATTCTTGTGAGCCTAAATATAAATTATTTTCATTGTCGGTAGGATCTACTTTTAAAATTCCGAGCCTACTGATAGCCTCGTCTACATACAAGACAAAATAATCAAAAGTCATTTCGAATTGATTTACCCAGCCCGTTGTTACCCCGAAATATTTTTGAAACATATTATAGTAATTGGCATATGTGGCATCTTCCCTATATAAAGCACAATATTGAAAAGTAATATATGCATTCTGAGAATTAACTTTGCTGTACCATTGAAATACAATATACGTAATATTGTTCCATCCTGCCGGAGCGCCAGTTGTAGAAAAGTCTGACTTCTTAGGTCTCTTGACATTCCACCCAGTCGCACACGTAGCAGCTGCATAAGTAACATTATAATTATTAGCATTGTCTGTGCCAAGCTTGTAAGTAACTGTATCTACTTTAGAAACATCTGAAATATAAAAGACACACATAACAATATCGCTTGTGTCAGAGGCTGCGTCTGGAAAGTTAGTCAAATCCATAGCAGTTATATTTTTCCACATACCTACATATGAGGCTGTATTATCTGATTCAAGCGTTTTAACTGCATTTTTACCCATGCAGTTATTTGTAGTATCGTTTGATAGAGTTGTTGACGCCCATGCCGTATATTCTGCATAATCCGTAAAATTATCGACTTCTTTGCAGTTGACATTGAAAAAATACTCTAACAAATCTTTTGCATTAAGAGTTTGGCTTCGCCTTAATTCATTATCAACAGCCTCTATATTATCCCAAGCTGATTGTAAATTAACTTCGTTTATGGCTGGTGCTACACCATTAGCCCATGTAAGGTTAGGAAAATTACCGAATCCAGCCATTATTTCTCAACCCCTTTTAATTCATTTGAAGTAACTTGCCCAGATTCATCATTTGTCTTTTTTCCTGCGACATATTTTTTTGATGTATTTCTTTTTGCCATCAACACTACATTTGCTGTATATTTTGTCTCTTTTTCAGACTCATCTATTTCAATAGAATCGATCATATAAAAAGTGTTTTTTAGTTCTTTAATTAAATCTTCAAGAAATGTCATATCGGTAGATTTATTAATTTCATTCTTATATATTTTTTCATACTTAAGCATTTTTTTATCTCCTAACTAAGTGTTACTGTGTATCGAATTAATAATTCAACAGCACTTGTTTTAGTGTAGTTCCACAAAACATGTGATATCATATTGCCAGAACCAGCTACAAGCGAAGAAGTACTTCCACCAAAAATACCTAATTCTTCTATTACTACATTGCCTTCTCCAGAAGTTATATAAAAGTCTGTTACAATCTCGCCATAAACCGGAGGAGGTGTTAAACTTCTATCTATATAAAAGTATCTCTCTTCTTCATCATTAAGACTAGTATCTCCCACAGCAGGTGCAGGAATAGGGTCTAAGCCAATAGCAAGGTATCTAATATCTATATCAGGAGCATATCCAGCCAATATTCCGATCATTTCATCTAACAAAATATTGGTTATCAAGTTATTAAATTCTTTTATTTTATTTCCATTCTCAAATATTTCAAATTTTCCAGTAACTTTAATTTTATCTTTAATATCCATTAATCACTTGCACCACCTAAAACGTTTATAGAGTCATTATTTGGGTGTAATAAATCAGCCGGAAATAATAAATCAGCTGGAAATAATAAATCATCATATTCTTCAACATAGTAAATTCCAGCATAGCTAATCGTATCATCCCACTCTTCTAGCACTACGACTAAATCTGTAGCGCCTGTTTCAATGTAAGAAGGTTTCATCATTTCTTTGAAAAAATCTTCCCATCCTCCAAAGGCTGCGCCGTCAAGCACTCTATATTGAAAAATTATATTGTCGCAATTAATAATACCTGGATTCCAGACAACAGATTCGACCAAAAAAGTTTCAGAAATCCCAAAAACTGAATGAGTAAGTGAAAATTGTTCCATTGGATTATAAACTTTTGAAGATAGGTTAAATGTTACATCATCCGCTATATCAGCGTATTTCACTAAAACTTCATGGGCATATTTAATCGAGTCAATAACACTGTTTAAGTGATCATTTTTTATATAATGCTCGTATATCCCTTTGCTTGCTATTTCTGCATTGACTTTAGAGGCTACCATTATTGGTACTAGACCATAATAAGATACTCTAATATCTACGCCTACCGCTAAGGCTGCGGCTGAATCGCTAGTACTTATTGTATTAGAATTATATGTCCAGAACCACTCAAAATCATCCTCACTGTCTATCCCTCTTACACCTACCGTTTTATTAACAAATCCAGCACCTATGTCAACCTCTATTTGTGGAGTTTTCGCAACTGGAAATTTTAATGTAAATGATTTTATGATACCATCCGGAGAAGGTGACGGAATTTCATCTTCTCGATAATTTGTAATTTTATTATTTCCTCTGACAAATTGATAATTCCTATAGTTCGCCATGCTTCTATGTCTTTTAAATTCATCAAATTGAAATGCTCCTGTCAAATTATCGAATTTTGACGTATTTGTAACATAGCCAATTGTATAAAAATTTAACTTTTTATCTTTGTCAATATTCCATATGTAGTTTCCATACTTAGAGAGTATGTCAAGACATTCATAAATGTTTATATAATTAAATATTTGTAAGGATATTGTTGCCAATCCGAATTCTATTATTCCTTCTGTTATTCCAAAATCGTAGTCTGTATCTACTATATTACCAAGATATCTACTTATCAAATCTTTTACAATGTAGTCTATAGTCTTATTTTCGTAAGATATTCGAGCCAAAGCCCTTGTAGCAAGAACTGTGTAATCTTCTATCCTCAAATCATAATAAATTACATTTTGGATATCTTCATAATCATTTATATCGATTATCACTCCGCCCCAAAGCAATGTAGTTCCATCGCTTTCAAATAACTGTATCTCTTTTCCTGTCTCGATTGTGGCACTTCTAGAGTCTGTAATTTTACAGCTCATTGATGAGCGGCATGTTATTCTTTCCTCTATGCTCCAAGATGGATCCATAATTATTTCATGCCCACAA